ATGGGGCGGTGATTAAACCGCCCCATCCGATCATCAGCCCAGCAGGAGCGCCATGTGTTCGCGCTTGGTCACTTTCCAGCCCCAAGCACAGGCGATCTCATACCTGATCTTGCGATAGCCGGGATAGACGCCGAGTTCGTACATCATGCCCGAACGCGGATCGACAACGATCTGCCGGTCAAGAGCAAGATCACCCTCATTCGGCAGTGCGGGCAGACGCGAGGCCAGCACCATGGCATTGCTGGAAAAGCCCACGTTGGCCGTGTAGCTGCCCAGACGGGTGATAGCCGTTGCCGAGGCCGGAATGGCCACAAGCAGCCCCGGCGCAGAGATCGTGATGGTGCCGCCGTTGGACGTGTCGCTGTCGCCCGTAACGACCACATACTTGTTGGGATCGCCCGCAAACTGGATCACGTCACCCGGCAGGAACGTCCCGGTGCCCGCCGAAGCAAGAGTGATCGTCGTCGCACCGACCGCATAGCCCGCACTGTTGGTCGTCGCGCTGGCAGCGGTGCCCGCAATGTGATACCCGGCTTGCCCGCTTTCCTTGTAGGAAATACCGTGCAGTTCGACCAGTTCGCCCTGACGCAGCGTCATGACCTGACCGGCTTCATTGGCCTTGGTCAACTGCGTATTGGTGCGCAGATTGGCACCGGTCGAAGTCGAAATGATGCAGGAGCGGCCCACACCGGGCGCACCATTGTCATCCAGAATTTTGCGAAGCTGCGCGCTGTCACCAACGCCGGAAGCGAACGGAGTGGTGCCAGCGGTGCCATAGGCGCGCGAAGCCCCCAGCATGGCCGCACCGGCAAGATCAGCCTCCATTTCGTTGGTCAGCGAACGGAAACCCTGAGCGATCAGGTCCGCCTGCACCGAGAGGACGCCGGGACCGAAATTCAGGCCGCGCGCTTCTTCACCGACGATGCCGAAGTCGGTGAAACGGCTCTTGCTGATCGTCAGATAGTCATAGCCGATGGTCTTGTCAGCCGGGTTCGGAACCTGCATCGCAGGCGTCACGTCGCCATTCGAGGCGGGCGGCGCGATGTGATAACGGGTCTGCTGACCCACGGCGGCACGTTCAGCGGTCGCGGAGCGGCTGACCGAGGGAATGAAACCCACCAGTTCACGCGAAACCACGTCGAGCGCCGCGTAAATATCGGGGATCAGGCCAGTCAGGGTGTTGGCATAAGCATACGCGGCAAGGTGGCCGATCATCGGACCCTGACGCGAAGCCAGCATGGCTTGCATCTTGGACACAGTTATTCTCCGGGTTATGGAAGGGTTTTGATGCGCTTTTGGCGCAAAAGGTTCCGATCATCCAATCAGAACAACGCAGGGTCATCCAACCCGGAAGCGTTGAGCTTAAATTATTCATCTTAACGCTTGTGTCAATACAAAAAAATACCGCGTGATGCGGGGGATGCATCACGCGGTATAGTTCGGGAGAGTTCCCCTCACATCAAGGAACAATGTGGGCTTTACCGCCCGGTTAAATCATTGTCAATCGACAATCGTGATTTCACCCTTGCTTGCAGCCTGTGCAGCGCGGGCCTGCTCTGCAATGGGCAGAGCATTGAATTCCGAACGGCGCATTTGCTTGTTTCCGCCGCGCTGACCACCCTGACCACCACCACCGGCCCCGCTGGCGTTGGGAGCGCGCAAGATTTGATCCTTGTGCGGGTAGCCTTCAACGATAATCTCGAAGGCTTCATTGAGATCAGCCAATTCACCGTAATTTTTCTTGGAAAAGACCTTGTTGCCGCTCAGGTCATAGGGGACAACCTTGCCATCCTCGACCTTGAAATTCTTGCCGATGACAGCCTTGAACATCTCACCTGGCACCGCAACGCGATCAGCGATGAATTGGCTGCTCGAAAAAGCGCCGTCGATCAGCATATTGTTGACCTGCTGTTGCAGCGTCGAAATGGTCGTGTCTTTCTCGGCAAGCTGCCCGGTAAAGCCTTGCTGGATTTCCTGCCGAACGCGATCAACCTCGCCCGCATCGATCAACGTTTTGTCGTCGATCTTTTTCAGCTTTTCCATCGCATCCTTGGCAGCGGCAGGATCAAGACCCTCGAACACCTTGAGCGCTTCCTCAGCCTTTTCAGCGCGAATGCGGTTGTCGCGCGCTTCGCCCATGGTGCGGGCAATCGTATCGCCCTTTACCGATTGTTCGGTTCCGTTGGCGATGATGATCGGATTGCCGTTGGCATCAACCACCAAATTGCCATTCTCATCCTTTTTCCACGTTCCGTTTGGATCGAACGCCATCGCAGCCACCGAAGTCAGCAGCGCAAACTTGAAAAGACGCATGTTTCACCCTTCCTTGATAAAATTTGACACTATGGTCAATCTTCGGGATTGTCAACCTGTTGAGTGAGATCGGGGCCATCGGACGGTGTTGCGGCAAGCAAACGCGCTTCCTCTTCTACGGGGTCAAAATCGGGCGAATAAACACCGCGCCGCTTCATCTCAGCCCAATAAGTCCAACGCGACAAATCACCCTTGTCGCGGTCAGCGCGCAATGAGGTGAGAGATTTGTCGTCGTAAAACTCGTCAAACTCTGTGTAAACATCCACCGAAGGTTCAAATTCAATCTGCATATATTCAATGGTGAGTTGCAATGCTTTCTCAAGCGCATTTTGCAGACCAATCGCCCATTGTTTGATTGCACTCTTGGCTTTGCCTGCTGCAACCTGCGTCGTCTCTTTGGTAAGGTTTTGACTGCTTGTCGTCAGCGGTTGACGACCCAATTCCCGCAATTCCTTGATCGTTGCTTCAATATCGGCAGCGAGAAACTTCAAGCTCTCGGCGGACGGCTCGATATACTCCCACTTGCCGAACTTGCCATCGCCGGTGGGAGGCGCATAGAGGATGCGATTGGGGCCAACCCGTACCGGAATAGGTTTACCCGCCTGATCGCGCTCAGGAGTGACGCCGCTGGCTGAGAGCATAGGATAAGCAGTCAGCGTCTTGGCAAACTTGAGGCCGCTCTCCTGCTGATACAACTCAACCTGCAAATCAGCGGCATCCTGCATTGCCGGAAATACACGCCACGTCCTGCCATCACGACGCCCGGTGATAAATGGAACAAGTGGTATTTTGGTGATGGAGAGTTGCACCTCAGTGTCAAGCACGTATGCAGTTTTGGTTTCGTTATTCATCGTGCCGCTGTCACGATAGACCTTGCATGTAACCGTACCATCATTGAGACGCTCAAACTCGCGAATGTGGTTCGGTTCATCGCCGCTGCCCGGTTCAAGGATGCGAACAAATGTCAGTGTTTCAACGCTGTTGATCATCTTGGATTTGACGATGAGCATATTGCTTGCGAGAACGCGCGACCAATACGGGCGATAACCTGCGGCCTTGAATTGCTCAAGTGTGGTAACGCTGGGATCGCGCACCGGATAATCAACGTAAATCCAGTCGATAGCGCTATTGATGCCGTTAAAGAATACAGCATTTGAAAAAACGGTCAGGTCACTGCCCGCACCATCAACATCATCCTCGAATGCATCGATCTCAGCAACGGTGTCATCGTTTTTGATGCACACCTCACGCTCAAAAGGCTTCGCTGCCAGACTTTCGACAATATCACGGTAAACATTGGTCATCTTGGTCAGACTGAGACGAAAGTCATATTCAATCTGATCTTCCATCGTGAAACACGGCAGGAATTCCGTTCCACCGAGACGCATCGCATCGATACCGTCAATAATGCTGGTGGTTTTGTCCCAATAATCGCACATCGCTGCAATGTCGGGTGCGCGCTTCAACATCACATCGTTATTGGTGATCCGCGTCGAATTGGCGCGCTTTTGATTTTCGCGCACAATTGCCGCATCCTGCGGGGTTTGCAGATAACCCCCGTCAACCGAGACATATGCCACCCCGGCAGTGCTGGACTTAAGAGCAAATTTAACCACTGTAACCTCCAACAACCACCGTCGATCCCGGCTCTGGTGCCGGAAAATAAGCCATAATCGCAGCGTCCGCAAGGTTTGGCGAACGAGTACCGTTAGGTTTCTTATCCACGATCATACGCAAACCGGACGATTTACCCTCAGTCGGTTGTGCCAGTTCCTTCAGAAGCTGCATGAGCATGGGGCAACCGCTATCAAATGAGATCAATTCATCAGCAGGATAAACGTCACCGAAGGTGATTGCGCGCCACGTTTTATAAACCCGAGTACGGAAGGCCCACCATGCTTGAGCCTTCATGTTGCCGAAGAAATCTTTATTGAGCGCAGATTGATCGTCATCTTTAATGACGCGATAGAATGGATTTACAACACCTGAACCCGCATTCCACGGCTTAAAATTGATTTGATTGCGCGATACAATGCCATCGTCAACCAGACGATTGTACTCAGCCTTTACTGTGCTGCCTACACCAATGCTATCGTATTCCAAATCGATGCGGTTATTGGTTCTGATCTCACGTAATGCAGAGATAGCACGACGTGTCGTTATACCTGCGTCCCGTTCACCCCACTCATGCGCGCTACGCAAAATGATCCATTGGCGCGCCACGATGGCGTTACGGTCAAGCCCCTCATCAGCAATATCAAGTCCTGCTGCCCACATGTCAGGCGGCGGTATGCGCAGATAAGGAACCTTGAGATGCGCATCAATACATGCCGTCAACCATTCATATTTGATGATGGTATTAAGGACGGCAGCGCTGTAATTGCGATCCACCTCCTGCGCAAATACGTGCTGCATCCCCTCGCGCTCTGCGCGAGCTTTACGAGCGTCATACCATTCCTGCGTCTTTTCCGGGTGATCACGCCAATCAAGAATAAATACCCGTACCATGCCACGCGGGTATTCGGTTACAGTCGGTTCCCATACCATGCCACCCTCGCGGCGGCGATGGAAAACATTACCGAGGCCATTGACGCTGGAAATGTCAATCTGAACATCAGTGTTATCACCGAGCGCGGCCTCAATCTTTTCAGGTCGCTCGTAGTGAGCGCTCTCATCCTTCCAGAAGCGTGATTTACGACCACCGCGCCCGATATTATCGCCGCTCTCACCCGCAATGACCGCACCATTTGCAGGGTTGATCAGTTTGCAAAACGTTGAGTGTTCACGCCATTTGAAACCTTCCGGCAACCAAATATCCGGCAGGCGTCGGATAAGCAGGCGGATTTTCTCAAAGATACTATCGGGATCACCGAGTTTATCAACCAACTCCTGTTTACGACTGCCCCACCCCGTTGCATCATCGGGCAGAAACAACCAACACCACACACTGTAGGCGCAACCAATCCACGATGCACCCATATCGCGGCACTTCTCAACCAATCCATTCTCACTATCGCGCCGCAATTGCTCAACGTAAGTGATGAATTCCTCTTGCCGTTTGAAAAACACAAACGGCATCCATTTTACTTTACCTTTACGCGGGTTATAGGTGTCCATCCATTCCATAATAAATTGGGCTGGATGGGTGCTGTAATATTCCCGCGCTGACTTGAGCATGGTGCTATCGCGTCGTAGCAAATCAAGCGTCTGGATACGCCATGCATAGACTGCCCGGTAATCGAGTGACGGCCATTCCTCATGTGTCAGGGCGCGTGGACGCCACGGCTTTAATACCGGTGCGCGAGGTGCAAAAAGATCAGCATTGGTATCGATAAACATGGTTATTGCGGATAATCGTCGCGCGTCATAAATGCCGCAACAGTGTGCAGCAAACCTACCTGCCCATTGTGATCATATTGCCCTGCCTGATACCATCCGACCGGAGGAATGGTCTTACCGTCCTCTTCGGGCGTATCAGAAAACACCACAATGACATGTTTCGGGTTGCGTTTGCCGCTGCGAATGTCATCCAGCGCGATCTCAAGTGCAGTGACGGGGTTATGCTGCTGCGTCCCCTCCATCGTTTTCCAACGCTTGCGAGTAAACTCATCCACAGACGCGGGCGGACTATCGGGTAGCGCCGCTACCATGGCCTTGACCATTTCCCGCGCTTGTTCGGCGTTCAAGAGGTTTGTGCCAATCGGTGTTCTGCGATACTGACAATCTGTGCCGAGATTGCCAATAGGATCGAATGTAATCCCACCATCAGGGCTGAAATTCTCAGGCAACGCCCAACCGAGAAATTGCTTTACCATGTGGTCAATCTGTTTGTCGGTTAATTGCATGCTTCACTCCTGCAATCAATGATACGGCGGCATGATCCACACGTTACCTTACCACTCATATGCGTTGTCTCATTGGGGTTGCGCTTTTTAAGCCCACAAAGCGTCCCGTAAGTCTGCCAGCGCCCATCTTTGTCGCGCAAATGAACCACAGCATGAATAATGGGTGTGCGCGGCATGTGCTTTACCCCTCCAAATAGCGCTGATAAGCGTCTGCTGCGGCCTCAGGTGTGGTATCGGCAGGCAATGCCGCAGCATTCTCAGCCTGTTGCGCACGATAATGCGGGTTATCGGGGTTCCACATGCCAATATACTCACCTGCCAGTTTAATGGCGGTGAGTTTTTCGTG